CTGACGAGAACATGAAGGCGTTGGCACACGAGTTCAAGGAACCGGCTCTGCTCTCCTTGGAGGAAATCGGCTTGACTCTAGTTGTCGCTGAACAGTTATCTACTTGGGCAAAGGATGTCCAGGAATACGCCTTCGAGCAGGCCAAAGCCGGAAATCGTATCCCGCAGTGGAAGCTTGTTGAAGGGCGGAGTAATCGAACAATCACCGATAAGGATGCGGCGTGGGCAGCTTTCAGAGAAGCAAAACTGGAATCGGACAAGTATCTCAAACCGCAGGAGCTTTATGGTATAGGTGAGCTTGAGAAACGAATCGGTAAGAAAGACCTTGAGAAGCTTATCGGCGAGTTGATTATCAAGCCATCAGGGAAGCCGGTTCTTGTCCCTGAAACTGATCCGCGCTCTGAGCTGAACAGCTTGGAGGATGAATTTTCTGGCGTGGAATTTGAGGTGTAGCTAATGGGTGAGATAGCAGATTACCACGTAGACATGATGACTTCAGGCAAATGGCCTGTTGGAAGTAACAAATCTATGAAAAGGGGAAATGTTCAAATGGCAATCGATACTCAATCGACAAAGGTAATCACAGGAAAAGTACGTCTCTCGTACGCTCGTATTTGGGAGCCAGAAGAAAATGATGACGGCGACTTGAAATATAGCACTGCTATTTTGATCCCAAAGTCGGATAAGGATACCCTTCGCAAGATCAAAGCAGCAGTTGATGCAGCGAAGGAGCTTGGCAAGGGTAAATGGGGCGGAAAGATCCCGGCCAACTGTAAAACACCATTGCGGGATGGCGACGAGGAACGTCCAGACGATGAGGCTTATGCTGGACACTACTTCCTAAATGCTTCTTCAAAGAACAAGCCGGGTATCGCAAAGCCTATCGGAAAAGCAAATGGCAAAACGAAGTTTGAGGAAATCACGGACACAACAGAGGTTTACAGCGGCTGCTATGTAAAAGTATCGCTTAACTTCTATCCGTTCGAGCGGAAAGGGAACCGCGGTGTAGCTGCCGGATTAAACAATATCGTAAAAGTACAGGACGGTGACTTTCTGGGTGGCCGAAGCAGTCTGAACGATGATTTCGGTGACGAGGATTTCGATATTGATATCGACGTTGACGATGACGAAGATTTCTTGAACTAGCGCATTCTTAGGGGGGATTCAGCAATGAGTCCCCTTTCTCAATAAAGTTCTGGGAGATGAGAGAGTGACAGTTCTGCAGATTGACCTTGAGACATACAGCAGCATCGATTTGCTTAAATGTGGTGTTCACCGCTATGTAGAAGCACCTGACTTCGAGATTTTGCTGTTTGGTTTTGCCTTCGACGGTGATCCGGTTCAAGTCATTGACCTAACCGCATTTGAGGACATTCCGAGAGACGTCTTGGAGGCGCTTCGGATGGACGTAACAAAGACGGCATATAATGCCGCTTTTGAACGAACTTGTATAAGCAAGTATTTGGACATTAGATGCGAACCGCAGCACTGGAAATGTACGTCAGTTCATGCGCTCACATTAGGGCTCCCTGGATACCTAGAAGGCGTGGCCGAGGTATTGAAGCTTGAAGCTAAGAAGGACACCAAGGGTAAGGCGCTCATTAAATACTTCTCTGTACCGTGTAAGCCTACCAAGGTGAATGGGCAGCGAACTCGGAATCTCCCTCACCACGATCTGGAGAAATGGCAGCAGTTCATAGACTATTGCCGCCAGGACGTGGTTGTAGAACGCGAGATTCGCCGCAAGTTGGAACGCTTCCCTGTTCCAGATCATGAGTGGCATCTATGGGCACTCGATCAGCAAATCAACGATCGGGGTGTTCGGTTGGATCCGAAGCTGTTCAAAGCTGCTATCGACTGCGACATGCAATATGGGGTCCGGCTGCTGGAAGAGGCCAAGGAGCTCACCGGACTTGATAACCCGAACAGCGATACTCAGCTCAAGGGTTGGCTTTCAGAACACGGCTTAGAAGCAGAGAGTCTGGCAAAGGAACATATGCCGACCCTGCTGGATGCTGCTCCAGACGACGACACACGCAGAGCGCTAGAGCTGCGCCAGGAGATGGGAAAGACGAGCGTCGATAAATACAACGCTATGAATCGCTCAATATGCGAAGACGAACGGGCAAGGGGGCTGCTGCAGTTTTGTGGAGCTAACCGCACATGGCGCTGGGCTGGAAGGCTCATTCAGGTACAGAACCTACCACAGAACAAGATTGATGACTTGGAACTGGCAAGGGAGATATTACGCTGTGGCGATTACGAGCTACTTGAGATGCTTTACGGTGCGCCGCCGTTCATCCTCTCCCAACTTATCCGCACCGCATTCATACCGTCACCAGGTTGCCGGTTCATTGTCTCAGACTTTGCAGCCATCGAGGCACGTGTCGTTGCATGGTTGGCAGATGAGCAGTGGGTGCTCGACGTATTTCGCGGGCACGGCAAGATATATGAAGCAACGGCATCGAACATGTTCGGTGTGCAGTTCGAGACGATTACAAAAGGGCATCCGAATTACGAGCTACGGGCACGCGGCAAGGTAGCGGTGTTAGCCTGCGGGTATCAAGGCGGGCCGAATGCCATGGCCGCTATGGACTCGAAAAAAGAGATTGATCCGGATGACTACCCTAGGCTAGTAAAGCAATGGCGAGACGCCAATCCAAATATACGAAAGCTTTGGTATAGAGCAGAGGAAGCAGCTATTACAGCTGTGAGGGAGAAGACGACCGTCAAGCTCGCACACGGTGTGCAGTATCGATACGAAGCAGGCATGCTGTTCGCTGATCTACCGAGTGGCCGCAGCCTTGCATATGTAAACCCTCGAATTAAGCCGGATCCGAATTTCGGCAAAGATGGGATTGTCTTCGACGGTATGGATCAGGTCAAGAAAAAATGGATGTCGCATCGTACATATGGCGGGCGACTGGTGGAGAACTTGGTGCAGGCGATAGCCAGAGACTGCTTGGCCGTCAGTATGGAGAGATTGGCAACTGAAGGATACAGCATTGTAATGCATGTCCATGACGAGGTTGTTCTGGATGTTCCAATAGACACTGGATCCGTTGAGCATGTGACAGAGATAATGGGGCGGCAAATAGAGTGGGCGCCGGAGCTGCCTCTGAAGGCAGCCGGCTTTGAATGTGATTTCTATCAAAAGGACTGATTAGTATTTATCCTAAGGTAGAAATCTTCACGCTATTTTAATACGTCTTTGGGTCAAAACACGGTTTATAATGTGAGTCGTTATGAACTCAGGAGCTGGTGTACCAAGTATCACTCTTGTATGTTTTGAAATGTAATTAGTTAAATCATTAAGCTCCTCAGTTGAAATAGTGCCGTCGTCTGAAATTTTACAATCTTTTATAAACTCATTCACTAAAATGGATACTTCTCTATCGAGTGCAACTGTAGATAAATTTAAATTGCTATTGTCTGCTGAGTTATTTAATTTTAGTTTATTTGGATTTTTGAGTTGGCTTTTAATCCCACTAACTTCTGAGTGTAACTCAGATAACATGTCAATAAGTAAATCATCTCTTGGTACAGCTGCTTCTTGAACCGCCGCAACCTTAAATGTACCAAAGTTCTTTAGAAATGTTGAATGCTCAGGATCATTTAATGAGCTTTTATATGTAGAAACTATCTTGTTAGCGAGATTCTTTTTGAAATCGACAATTCTACTAAATCTGAGATCTCTAGGGTACCCGAGATGCTCAATTATCTGTGTATCAAAGGAATAGGACGTTATGTCATCTTTAATGATGACAGTGGGCTTGTCAAAAGCTAACCTCATACCAAGTTCAAACATAACATTGGCGTTTTTACAACTTACGTCACAAACAATTACATCTGAAGAATAAATGTTTTGTACTATACGTTTTTGTATAACACCTACATCGTCTGCGTCACTCACAATTTTGGCAGTACATTCGTATTCAGAAATACTTTCAATCGCTTCCGTTATGATGTTCCTGACATCACTCCAATGATCAGCTGAACAATTATCGATTGGGGATATTGGCATGATTATTCCGACAGATAGCGATTCTTTAGATTCAGGCATAATTAACCTCCGATTTTTTAATAGGTGTATTATACCAATTTATCATTTACTTCGAAAGATTTGAATTCAATGATAGCAGGGAAGTGGCTCTTATGGACTTAGATATTAGTTTCGGCAAGCATCGTGCCGACACGAACTGGAAACCTGAATATTTGACTTGGGATGAGTTCGTTGATCGGCTGCGCAAAGTACGCCGGACGAACGAAACCATGGAGCAGTACGAGAAGATGCACAGCGCAGGAAAAGGGAAGGTCAAGGACGGTTCCGCATTTGTCGGCGGGCTTGTCCGGACTGGACGGCGGAAGAAGGAGAACATTGACTCGAGAAGTTTGATTACACTTGACGCTGATTTTGCAGACGATGAGTTCCTTTTCACGGTGGAGCTGGTGCTAGGTGGTACAGCTTATGTCGTTTACTCGACGCATAGCCACCGCCCAGCCAAGCCTAAATATCGCCTCATTGTTCCAGCTGATCGGGCTATGAGCTCAGACGAGTACGCAGCTACAAGTCGAAAAGTGGCCGAGATGATCGGCATGGGCTACTTCGATAAAACGACTTTCGACGTCCACAGACTCATGTACCTGCCAAGCTGCAGCAAGGACGCCGAGCCAGTTTTCGAAGTTTACGAGGGTGAGCCTATCGAAGTGGATAGCATACTTGCCCAGTATGATGACTGGCAAGATGTCATGCAGTGGCCACGTCATAAAGACGAAAAGGCGGGGCCAGTTCTTACAGGGAAACGTGCTCAGGATCCTAGGGAAAAGCAAGGCGTAATAGGGCTCTTCTGTCGTTCTTACACAATTGAGGAGGGTATCGACACTTTCCTTTCTGATATATACGTTACAGGAACAATGCCTAATCGCTACACATATCAACATGGCACATCGGCCAACGGACTAGAGATATATCCTGATCAGGATCTAGCATACTCCCACCAGGACTCCGATCCAGCAGCAGATGGCCGCACTTATAACCTGTTTGACTTGATCCGAGTTCACAAGTTTGGCCATCTGGACGAGCGAGTGAAAGATCATACGCCAGATGCGAAAAAGCCGAGTCACTTGGCCATGGAACGCTGGGCAGCTGATCGACCAGAAGTGAAGAAACTCAGTATTGCTGAAAGGCATGCAGAATTTGCAGAGATGGCCGACGAATTCGATTTCGATGATGAAGAGGAGCCCGAGGAAGACGACTGGGAGACTAAGCTCGATTGTCACCATAAGACTGGATTACCCCTTCCGACTGCCGGCAATGTTGAAATCATCCTAACCCATGGGTTCTGGTGTAACGTGCTTGCTTACGACGCTTTCGGCAATACAGAAGTTATTCGCAAAGCATTGCCTTGGCGTAAACAGGAACGGCCAAATCGGACATATGAGCCGTGGCTAGGAGCCGATGACAAGCGGCTGCAACATTGGTTCGCTAAAGTTTATGGGATTAACTCGGCCAAGACAATTCAAAATGCATTCACGGAGGTTGTGCATATGAATACATTTCATCCGATCAAGACATTTGTAGAAAGTGCAGAGTGGGATGGGGTGCAGCGAGCAGAACGATTATTTGTGACTTACTTAGGTGCAGCTGATACCCATTACATTCGTCAGGCAACACGTAAGATGCTGCTGGCAGCTGTAGCGCGTCTCTATCACCCTGGATGTAAGTTTGATCAGATGCTTGTATTGGTTGGGCCTCAAGGCGCCGGTAAGAGTAGCTTACTTGCTAAGCTTGGCCGTGAGTGGTTCAGCGATAGTTTACGCACATTTGAGAATAAAGAGGCTGGGGAACACCTGCAGTCAGGATGGATTTTCGAGATTGGCGAGCTGTCGGCCATGAAGCGGACGGAAGTCGAAGAGGTTAAGGCGTTTCTCTCGAAGACGGAAGACCGTTATCGGGTGGCATACGATCGGCAAGTATCAGAGTTCCCACGGAAATGCGTGTTCTTCGGTACAACGAATACACGGGACTTCCTTCGAGATGCAACCGGGAACCGCCGCTTTTGGCCCGTCGAGGTTGTGCCAGAACGGGCAGAACTTAGCCACTGGGAGCACTTGAACGATGAAGAGGTGCGGCAAATCTGGGCGGAGGTTTTGAGCTGGTTTAAGGCGGGGGAACCTTTGGAGCTGGATAGCGAAGCACGCATGGAAGCGGAGCGGCAGCAAGCTGCACACATGGAGTCGGATCCACGCGAAGGGCTCATACAGGAATGGCTGGAATCTCCTGTTGAGGATGAATGGGCGGACGAGCCAGACGGCCAGTTGCGCGATCGGGTATGCGCGGCCCAGATATGGACTGAATGCTTAGGCAATAAGAAAGGCACTATGCGGCCATGGGAAGCAAAAGAAGTGTGCGACATCTTGCGCCGCATTCCGGGGTGGAGAGAGCGGAAAGGGAGAGCGCGTGTTTCGGGTTATGGGCTCCAAACCGTGTTTGAAAGATGTATCAGTAACCCCGATCAGTAAATGATACATCACTGATACACTGATACAAAAAATGTAACAGTTGTATCAGTGATGTAACAGTAAAAAATAAATTGCTGATACACCGTAAAGCCTTTAAGATCAAGCGGTTCAGGCGATTGTATCAGTTGTATCAGTAAATTCATTTAGATTAGATAAAAGATAGATTAAGTATACGTAGAGCGTAGTTAAACGCGAAAAAACGCAGTACGCGCGTGCGAGTGATACTACTGATACATGCAGAGGTGGATGAAAAAAAATGAAGGAGTCAACACTGGAACGTCAGTTTGTGAACGCCGTGTCCAGGATTGGTGGACGAGCAGAGAAGTGGACTTGTCCGGGCAATAGCGGCGTGCCAGATCGAATTGTAATTCTGCCGGGAGGTCGAGTGGCTTTCGTAGAGATGAAAGCCCCCGGCAAGCCATTACGACCTTTACAGCAAAAATGGGCACGTACCCTTCAAGAGTTAGGTCACAAGGTTTATAAAATAGACTCGGTTGAGGGTATCAACAGATTTATTGCGAAGGTGATACTGGATGAGATATAAGCCACACCAATATCAGGAGTATGCGACATCCCGGATCCTTGATACACCTTATATCGCATTGTTCCTAGAGATGGGCTTAGGGAAAACAGTATCGACACTGACAGCAGTTGACCTGCTGCTGAACGATTATTTCGAAGCCACGAAAGTATTGGTTATAGCGCCGCTTCGAGTAGCTGATGATACATGGGCACGGGAGATTAGCAAATGGGATCACCTGCAGCATCTACGAATTAGCAAAGTATTGGGCAGCGCTGCAGCACGACGGAAAGCACTAAGGGCTGAAGCTGATATCTACGTAATCAATCGGGAGAATGTGGAATGGCTAGTAGGTGAGTACGGGAGCAAATGGCCGTTTGATACCGTAGTAATCGACGAGGTGAGCAGTTTCAAAAATCACCAGTCTAAACGGTTTCGGGCACTTCGCCGGGTTCGGCCAATGATGAAGCGTGTTATCGGCCTAACAGGAACGCCAGCACCGAATAGCCTTATGGATTTGTGGGCGCCCATCTATCTACTGGATCAAGGTGAGAGATTAGGTAAGACGATAACAGGCTATCGCGACCGTTACTTTACCCCAGGCGAGAGAAGCGGTCATGTCGTTTACAACTGGAAGCAAAAGAAAGAATCAGAAGAACGGATTTACGAAGCCATTAATGACTTAGCGGTAAGCATGAAAGCAGAGGATTGGCTTGACCTTCCTGAACGGATTGATCGGACGGTTCCTGTGAAGATGTCGGAGAAAGCTAGGGATCTGTACGAGAAACTAGAGAAGGACTTGCTGCTGGAGTATATCGACGCCGACGTGGTAGCAAGTACGGCGGCAGTGCTTTCGAACAAGCTTCTGCAGATGGCTAGTGGAGCCGTCTATGATGAGAATCGAGGCGTCAAACTGATCCATGACGCCAAGCTTGACGCACTGGATGACATCGTCGAAGCAGCCCAAGGAAAGCCGGTCATGGTGTTCTATAACTTCCAACATAGCCTTTCACGGATCCAAGAGCGGTTCCCGCAAGCACGTATCCTTCGAAAAGGGAAAGACGGGAACGAAGATATTAGGGCCTGGAACAATGACGAAATACCTTTGCTACTTCTACATCCTAAGTCTGCAGGCCATGGCCTTAACCTTCAGGAATCGAGCTGCCAGACAGTAGTCTGGTATGACCAGATATGGAGCCTAGAAGAGGATCAGCAGGCAAACGCCCGCGTCCACAGGCAAGGCCAGACACGACGTATCGTGGTAATGAGGCTGGTTGCAGAAGGGACGATGGACGAGGAAGCCGTCGAGGCACTGGAGCGTAAGGCGACAGGGCAAGAGGAGCTTATGCAGGCTGTCAAAGCGCGGATAAATAAAATCCAGAAAGGGTGAATTGAGTGAACCGTAAGCCTGTAGTTTATATTTCCGGCCCTATGACCGGATTACCAGAGTTCAATCACCCCGCATTTCATAGAGCTGCATCACAACTACGTGAACTCGGATATCATGTGCTGAATCCAGCGGATGTAGTAGTTGTACAGCAGGACTGGGTAACGTACATGCGGGCAGACATCAAGTTGCTTATGGATGCGGATATGGTTGCGGTGTTACCTGGGTGGTGGAAATCTAGAGGGGCAAGGCTTGAGGTTAGATTGGCGGAAGCACTTGAAATGAAAGTGATCACGATAGATAAGTTAATCGTTGGAGGTGAAACTGCATGATTCCAAACGCTAAGGAAATTGAGCAACGAGTGGTTGATAAACAAATTGCATTTGAAGAGTCAGAAACGCTGGTGGATCTTAGATTTTGTTTCCTGATAAAGTCAGAAGCTGAAATAGCTCATGATGAAGATGGGGACTCAGCGGAATGCTATACGCAGATTAAGTTGGGAAATTGCAAAAAAGCACCAGAGACGCAGGATGACTACGATGCAATTCATAAGAAGCTGGCGGGCAACTTGGCCAAGCAGATTGGGTTAGACCCGGAATGGGTGATACCAATCAGTGAAGAAGAATATGACGCTGAAATAGAGGGCGAAGAAGAGGATTCCGAAGTGTAGAGGGGGTGGGAGCTGATGGCAAAGACAATAGAGCAAAAGGTAATTGAGCAGCTGGCAGGATATCGAGACACCATTGGCCGTCTCCGTGTCTTGGAAACGTACAGCGTAGGGAATGGCATTACGGTGTCCCGCTTGAACCAAGACGACCACCTGCAGGAGTTGCATGCAAAACTTCGACGTATGCCGAGCTACATGTACCTGTCAGCAAAGGAACAGCGTTTGGAGGCGGCAGCGCATGCCTATCTGGATCGATATCCGACTGGCACCAAGGCGCAGCTGCGAGCTGTTCAGGATTGTGAGCCGGTGGACGAAGAGGACGAGGCAACGCTTGAAGAGCTGCAGAAGAGGATAGTCAAGGTTATCGAGGCACGGACAGGCACACCGGTAGGCTTCGAAGCGATTCTGGCGCAATTGTCCGAGTACCAAGACTTACAGGCAGAGAAGCAGCGGATTGATGACATACTGCAAATTATTAAAGAGCAAAAGCCGGAATATGAGGAACTGCTTCGCTTGAGCTTCATCGAAAGTTTACCTTGGGGTGAAGTGTTGCAAAGAATGCATCTAGCAAGAAGTGTGTATTACAGAATGAGACGTTCTGCCTTAGCCCAATACGCTATCTTAGCTGGGTGGGAAAAAGTCGGGAAAAACGAGGGAAAAATACGGGAACACACGTGCTGATTTCCGTGTTAATATGATAGTGTCGGAAGAGTTAGAGATGTGGTCGTTGGTTACTCTGCAAACAAGCGGTCACATCTCTTTTTATACCAGTGTAGCTCAGTGGTAGAAGCACAGAGAAGACGTCGATAACAAGACTCTGGTTGTCCTAGGTTCGATTCCTAGCGCTGGTACTTAATAAACGGGTGTGGTGCAGTGGTAGCACGCTTGCCTTGGGAGCAAGAGGTCACAGGTTCGACCCCTGTCATTCGTATTAGCTTCTCCTTCTCTCTAAAGCCGTCTCCTTATGAGGCGGTTTTTTGTATTGATGAAGGAAAATCCTCCCTTGATGTCGAAGTATGCAGACAAAATAGGAGGGGGAGATAATAAAGTGAGAGTTTTCGTGAGTTGGTCAGGTGAAAGAAGTAGACGAGTAGGGGAATTGTTAGATCAATGGCTCCAATGCGTGATTCAAGCTATTGATCCTTGGATGTCAACGAAGGACATCGATAGAGGCGCACTGTGGTTTTCAGAAATCAACAATCAGCTTAAAGAAACCAGTGTTGGGGTCATAGTATTGACCAAAGAAAATAAAGAAAAACCTTGGATATTATTTGAGGCAGGAGCTCTAGCAAAAGGATTAACTTCGAGTAGGGTTTGCATAGTCCTGGTGGATATAGAGCCTTCAGATGTGAGAGATCCTTTGGCACAATTTAACTTAACTATGCCAGACAACAATGGTATTTGGAGATTAGTTTGCACATTAAACGCCAGTTTGCAGGAAAGGGCATTGAAAGAACAAATACTACGGCAGGTATTTGAGACATATTGGCCACAATTTGAAATGAAACTGGCTGAAATACTCGAAGATACGCCTGACACTTTAGTAATGGAAAAATCAAGAACTAATGATGATATATTTGCTGAGCTAATTGACAATACACGGAATATCAGTAGAAGAATGAGGGAGTTAGAGAATCAACATTCAATCGAAAAAATATCGATGAAATCAAACTCTAGAAATTCAAATTTTCAAGATTACCGAAAATTGATTCGTATAATGATAGCCAATAATGTGGATGACGAAGTCATCGCGGAAGCACTACGAGGAATGGCACCTAAGAGCTGGGTAAGAAGCACAATTGAAGATGCAAGGACAGTAAAGCTTCCGTTTTTTGGAGAGGATTTACAACTAAAACTAAAAGTAAATGAAGATATATAGAAAAAGCACCCTTTGCGGTGCTTTTTCCTTTACCCAAATTCGCAAGCGCTTGTGATTTTGGGTAAAGGAAAATTATTTCAAATAGGGGGAGTTGATCTTATGGCGGGAGGAAGGAAAAACAAGTACCATACCCACGTTGAACCCAAGCTCCTGCTTGTAGAAGCATGGGCGCGTGACGGGGTTATAGACGAGGATATTGCCAAAAAGCTTGGTGTGGCTTACTCGACATTTCGGGAGTATGTCAAAAAGTATTCGGCATTATCGGCAGCCTTAAAAAAGGGCAAGGAAGTAGCTGACGTTGAGGTTGAAAACGCACTGTTCAAGCGTGCAACTGGCTATCAATACGACGAAGTGACACGGGAAGCAGAAAAGCGGATCGATCCAGAAACAGGTGAACTGGTAAACGTTATGGTCGAGACTAAACGGGTCACTAAGGAAGTGCAGCCAGACGTCACGGCACAAATATTCTGGCTTAAGAACCGCCGACCTGATAAATGGCGCGATAAGCAAGAGATTGGACATAGTGGGAACGTGGACATCAGCAACCCGCTTCAAGGAATGACAACCGACGAGCTCAGGAAGTTGATACGCGATGGTTGATATCGAGACGATTAAGCGCTACGCCCGGATTGAGCTGGCAAGGCGTGAGTTCTTCGGTTTTTGCCAGGCAATGGCTCCTGACTTTTACAAGGATGATCGGGAGTACCTTGTAGACTTGTGCAATGAGATGCAGGACTTCTATGGGTCAGACGACGACATATTGATCGTCAATGAGCCACCGCGGCACGGTAAGAGCCGTACAGCATCCATGTTTGCACAGTGGGTATTCGGGCAGGATCCGTCAGCTAAAATTATGACAGGCTCGTATAACGAGACGCTTTCGACGACGTTCTCGAAAGCTGTCCGAAATGGCATAAGCACAGCCAAGGCCGACCCTACAGTAATCGTATATAGCGATATTTTTCCGCATACTCGGATTGCCAAGGGCGATGCTGCCATGAACCTGTGGAGCCTTGAAGGTGGCTATAACAACTACCTGGCTACATCTCCTACAGGTACGGCAACAGGCTTCGGGGCATCGATTCTGATAATTGACGACCTCATCAAGAATGCCGAGGAAGCTAATAACGAGGCCACACTTGAGAAGCACTGGGATTGGTTCACGAATACGATGTTGTCTCGTCTTGAAGAAGGCGGCAAGATCATCATCATTATGACTCGCTGGGCAACCGGTGACCTGGCTGGACGTGCGCTGGAGCACTTCAAAGAAGAACGTAAGAAAGTCCGCCACTTGAGCATGAAGGCGCTGCAGGATGACGGCACGATGCTCTGTGAGGAAGTGCTGAGCCGAGAGTCGTATGACATGAAGGTCCGTGCCATGGGAGCCGACATTGCCAGCGCTAACTATCAACAAGAGCCGATTGACATTAAAGGTCGCTTGTACAGCAGCTTTAAAACCTATGAGCAATTGCCGGTTGATAGCCATGGTGAAGCGTTGTTCACTGGCATCTATTCCTATTGTGACAGCGCCGATCAGGGTTCAGATTACTTATGCAACATCATCTGGGGAGCGTATCAGAAAGAGGCATACGTCTTGGATGTCATATATACGAAAGAGCCAATGGAGATCACAGAGCCCGCAGTCGCGAAGGCTCTTTTTGCGTTTCAGGCCAATAAAGAAAGAATTGAGTCCAACAGTGGTGGCCGATCATTTGCACGTAATGTGAAGCGGATCCTGGAGGTGGATTTGAAGAGCAACCGAACAGACGTGAGCTGGTTCCACCAATCGAAGAACAAGATTGCTCGTATAACGTCCAACGCCACTTGGGTTATGAATCATGTTTACTACCCAGTTAACTGGCGTGATCGATGGCCAGAATACCATAAGGCCATGACAAGCTACCAGCGTGAGGGCATGAACAAGAATGATGATGCGCCGGATGCTACAACGGGCATCGCAGAAACAATGTACCTGTTAGGAGGGTAGAAATGGGGTGGTTTAAGAATATGGTCATGAAGATGTTGAGGATTAATCCAGCGCCTGATAATCGAATCATTACGATTACGGAGCCATTTTCGTACAATACGAACGTGCTGCGGAATCGACTCTGGTATCGCGGGGATCCGTCAGAGCTAGACCAGTTTTACAAGCAGACGGCATCTGATAGCGTAAGCAAGTCGCGCTTCTGGGCAGCTGTGCCGAGCGCCGATCTAGCTATCAGGAAGATCCATTCTGGCTTACCGGCCATGATTGCTGAGCGCCTGTCTGATATCGTTGTGGCTGACCTGGACGGCATAGAGCTGGAAAATGAAGAGCAGACGGATCTATGGGCTGAGATAGCCAAGGATAACGACTTCGACGAGTTGGTGGGCGAATCTATCATTGAGACACTGGTCGCCGGTGATGGGGCGTTCAAAATTACACTGGATACTGAAATTACCGATTATCCGATTATTGAGTTCTACAGCGGTGACCAGGTTGGCTATAAGCGTGATCGTGGGCGGCTTCAGGAAGTCATTTTCTACACCGATTACCGCTTTAAGGATAAGGACTATCGCCTTGAGGAGACCTTCGGGCGCGGATTCATCCGGTGTCGATTGCTGAATGCCGATGGCAAAGAGGTTCCACTATCTTCGGTACCTGATACCGCTGAGCTAGCCTCGGAGATTACGTTTGACGGCGACTTTATTATGGCTGTACCTCTTGCGTTCTTCAGGTCGAAGAAGTGGAAGGGCCGAGGCAAATCGATATTCGATTCAAAGGCCGACAGCTTCGACGCCTTAGATGAAGTAATCAGCCAATGGGTGGACGCCATACGTGCCGGTCGGGTGCAGAAATACATTCCTGAGGACTTGATACCTAAGAATCCGAAAGATGGCTCGTTGATGCGACCAAATCCGTTTGATAACCAGTTTATCCGTGTCGGCAGTGTAATGGCCGAGGATGCAAAAGGTCAG